GCCGCCCGTCTATCGATCCGCTGCAGCAGCGACGGACAGGTTGTAGTTTCCACTTTGAAGTCCATTCGTTACGCATTTCTACTCCTTTTGGTTTACTTTCAAACCAAAGTCATTCACGAGCATCGCCAATAAATAACTTGTTCCAGAGGACAAACATCCCAAAAGAAAAGCATTTATTAAACTATAGTCAAATGTAAATAGTTCTGTATAGGGGTTTATGCTCCATAAAAATACCCCTGCCCAAAAACCAAAGCACAAAGGACACCTATAAAGTTTTCCATAAAACCCTGCTTTGTCCATCAGTTGTCTGAATTTTTCGAATATAGAGCCGTATACTACGATCATCGTTAGACCGTAAGCACACAAAACAAAATGTAATAGATTCATTTATTCTCCGTAATAACCGTAGAGCCCAAAGTAATTTCCAGTATTAGCATAGGAATCACCTTTGTTTGGCTGGTGTGGAACTTTACCTAATCTAGTTGAATCTTCTGGATCTGGATCTGTTAACAAATCATCGTATGCTTCTTGATAATCATCAACAACATCTTGCACTCCAAGTTCATGTCTTAAGAACTTTGCAATCAAATAAATTGCAATTTGATGTGGATCGACTTTATTTTTCTTTTCTGCGTCAGGTAAAAGAAAGGCTTGCATTGAGCTATAAACATTACTAGATCTCACAGATCCATTGAGCGCGCAGCCCTTTCTAACTAAATAATCAAACAATCTAGACTGTAGAGCGTAAACGTGATCACCGTATTCTTTTTTAGAATAAGCTACGACCCTGTTTTCATGCGGAGACACAACAATATCGATATCAGGATGATCTAATATAACGATATCTCCACGCACTGTTTTACGCGCTTTTAATCTTAACTTTGCATCAATTGGATTGTCAACATTAATTTTAATCATTTGTTTGTATCTCTTTTACCAATTCTTGTATTTGAGCAATCTTTAAAATAAAAGATTCATTTATTTTTTCTTTATTGGTGTTTTGTAAAAAGTTTAAAACTTTATCAAGTTTTGTTTTAATGCTTGAATCTTTTGATACCTCATTTAAACTTTGATTTTGAGCTAAAACATTTCTTAGTCTTTCAATTTCTCTGTCAACATACAGTTGAAATTCAGCTTTTCTTTCCGGATCGGCTGAGTTGATAAAATGATTTATTAATTGTTTTTGCTCATTTAACAAGTTTTTGTTGTATGTTTTATTGAATCTATTCACAAAAGATTTAACAACTAAATTATCTACTTGTTTTTCTTCTTTTAGGTTATTTTTATTTTCCGTTGCAGTCATATGCTCTAGAATTTTTTCTTCTAATAACACTTTTTGTTTTGGATTTAGATTATCACCGAAGAACATGCCAATGCTAGCCAAATATTTATAAGTTGGAACATAATTCATAAAAACATCTGGTGATAATTCTTTATTTATTTTTTTGATAATTTTGCTTTGCTCTGTAAAAAGAACTTTTTTATTAATGTTGTTTTTTACGGTTTTAGCTTCTACTAGTATCTTAAAAGCTATTTTTTCTTTTGTTTGTGTAGTTTCTAAAATACTTTTATAGAGCTGAAGATCTTTATATAACAGTGTGTTTTTATTAAAAAATTCTTTAATAAGAGAAATTGCTAGATTTCTTTTTTTTGTGTTCTTGGCAATTGACTGTTTTACAACTTCTCTCACCAATGCTTCATAAATAAAAGCTGTATTTCTTTTTTTATTATGTTTACTCATCTAGTAACTCCAAATCTTCAAAGAGTTTTTTCACACTTTCTTTCGCTTCGAAAAGTTTTCTTTCCTCATCATCATAATTAGTGTTTTGATTCTCAAAAATTCCTTTACTTAAACCAGTCAAGCCAAGTATTTCTTTTGCATTGGGTGATAAGCTATAAAGGTGCCGGTTTGATCTGCCGGCGGCCTCTGGGCGTGAACCAAGCGATTTTATGTGTCGAGATCTCGCGCCAGCTGGTCTTTTATCGACATCAACCGGATGATATACACTTTTTGACTTTGAGGTGGTGGTTGCACCAGTTTTGACGTTCATATACTTTATACTTTCTTTGTCATCTCTTTTACCTGCTGCTGGTTCCGCTGGTGCCTCAGCGCCACCTCCGGGGGTTCCACCAGGCGCGGCTAATAAAGCAGTATCGCCACCAGCTTCTGCTCCAGGCTCAGGTGTCGCAGGCGCTGCAGCATCACCACCAGCGGCTACATCGGCTGCTCCGGCTCCTAGATCTCCAGCCAGATCACCACCTAAATCGCCTCCTAGATCACCGCCTAGAGCGCCACCACCTCCAGCGTCACCGCCTTCGGCGCCTCCAGCATCAGCTTGTCCGACATATTCAAGCTCAAGAGAAACTTGTTTGTCATAGAAAAGCTCGCGCTGATTCCGTAGGTATACTTCCTCGGAGATACCTAACATTTCTGTTGCGAGCCATCGCTTGCTAAAGAAGCCATCAGGCGCTTGCTTTGCAGCCTCAAACTTTGCTTTCCAATATTCTAGCTCTTGTAGTTCTGCAATCTTTGATGGATTGTTTAGTTTTAAGCTGAATGATAGCAGATCTTTGCCTCTGAAACCAAGAACATAAAGATGTATCATTGCAACTTTTTCTAGTTCTGTAAGTATGCATCTTTGTAAGCGGCCAATAGTTCTAGCGAAACGAATGTCTTTTTGTGCTAACGTGCCTTTATCTTCCATTTGTCCTTCACCGGACGTTAGATAAGCTTGAGGGATTTTAAGACCTGAAAACATTTTGTCTCTAAGGTATTTAACATCTTCAATCGCATCAGCGTTTTTGCCGCCGGCTATTGGATCGATCTTTGTTTGACTGGCGCCGCCACGTACGGGAATATAATAATCCTCTTCAACAGACATTGGATTATAACGAAGGTCAACTTTACCGGTTGTTGGATCAACAATTTGATTTCTTTTCATTGAAGTGATAAATCTTTGCATGTATTGTTCGACATCTTGTGGCGGTATGTTCCCAACATCTACATAAAATACTTTTCTTTCTGGTGAGCGAACAATACGATAGGCCATCATTGCATCTTCAATAAGCGTCAACTGCCTCCAGATTCTTCTTACAGGATCGAGTACAGATGTGCCGTAAGGAGCAAACTTATCATTTCCTAGAATACGAAAGTGTGCAACTTGCCAGTTTTCAAAAGTTAAACCAGCACTATTCCATTGATATTGCACGTAGTTTGGATTTTGTTTATCTTCTCCTTCTAATCTTTGAACTTCTTTCGGAGGAAGACCAATAACCTGCTTTACTCCAAGCTTGTCATCGATATCCAAATACAAATAAAAGTCTCCGTATTTGCACATTGTTCGCGCCCATCCGAAAAGGTTATAATTAATATTTAAAATTTGTTCGAAAAGAACATTTAGAATTCCTGTAATTTCTTCATTAGATGACTTAATAGACAACATCTTATGAAAACTATTAAAAGTTGTCATCTCATCTGCATATATATCTAGAGCCGATGCTATCTCAGGTGTATATTCCATTTGTTCGAAATCATTATATCTTTGTGTGCGACTCTGGGCGCCCATTGTATAAGACGAAAGAGAATTAAAAGGATTGTAATCTAGACGTTCAAACTTCTGCCCTGCAACGTCATTAAAGGTCGTTGCATATTTTTCTAGTTTTCTTCTTCGAAGCTGTCTAGTGTTCTGAGAGCGGTAATTTATAATCGGACCTGAAAATAGCTTTGTTAGCCTTTTAAACAAAACTGAATCAGCATTTTTAGTATTTTTATTATTCTTTTGATCAGCCATTTCTTATCCTTTTAAAACCCACAAGTGATCTTTTAAATTATTTTTCTCGTCTATAGCCATCTCATGAATACTTTTCTTTCTTTGATCTGGCGTATTTGTGTTTAGCGTTGTATTAGTAAGTATAATACTATCCAAGAAAGCCTTTTTATATTCAATGTCTTTTTGGTTTTCTATGATCGCTGTATCTCTAACCCAACAACCAATTGCCGCAGCCATAACTAAATCGTCATTGTAGCCTCGTTGTGCCTGTGGTCTTCCATTTTTCCAAATAAATGTATCTAGTTCATTCGCTAAACGTTTAGAATAAATAGTTAAAACTTTGTTTCTTATAAACTCTTCAAACTTAGCAATTATTAAAGGTCTTGTTTTGAGAGATGTAGTAAAACCAGGGACAACAGATGAATCGCCCAAAGCAGCATGTTGTTCAACGTACTCGTGAGTACTCTTTTTGCTATGGTAAACATTTTTATATCCTCTTTCTATAAGTTTTTCTAGAACATGATAACCAACATTGTTGTTTTCCACAACGACCATCGCCTCTTTATATTCTAACCCAGTTGTATAAAGTATTTCAGAAAAAAGATCTGAAGTTGGCTTGCCTTTGTACTCTGCTACTATCTCCATTGTTTGAAGTTTAAATACATGGAATGTACTTGAATCTGCTCCGTCACCTCTTGCAACGTCTGCAACTAACAAATAACTGTTTTCGTCTTGTGCCTCTTCCCAAATCCAAGTGTTCCTATCAAAACCCACTCTATATTTTGGCTCTACTAAACTTTCTTTTATTCTTAAAATATCATCTCCGTGAATTACAGTATCACCTGAAGTATTAAAGTTGCACTCATACTCTTGTGCTATCTGTCTCCGTGACATGTTTTTAGTCTCTGTTTTGAACCATTCATCATCTCTATCAGGGTGTACATCCCAAGGAAGGTTTACTGGTAAGAACTCATTGTCGTTACTCTCTGCTCCAACGTAAGTTTCATGAAACCAATCACCTACACCATTTGGAGTAGAGATAGCAATACAACGTCCACCAGTTGATATTGTAGGATAAAGACCGGTCCACAATTCGTCTAGACCGTCAATGTGTGCGGCCTCATCTATAACAAGAAGAGACAAAGCTTCAGAACGACCAGCATCACCAGATGTTGAAGATGCTTTGACTTGACTACCGTTTGTAAGTTCAATGCTGTTTTTATTATCCACGCTAAAATTTGCTATCTTTAACCATGAAGGTAAATTTTTGAGAATAGCTTTAACTTTTTTAACAAGATTCGCTGCGGTTGCTAATTTTGTTGCAACAATAAGAACATTTTTGTCACGATGGAATAGTACAAGCCAAGCTACATAAGCTGCAGTGATCGTAGATATACCAAGCTGTCGGGCTTTCAAAACAACAATAAACCTATGTAAAGCTAAATCTTCTACTAAATCTGCCTGAAAATCATAAGTTTTGAATGGAATTAGCCCCTTTCCAGGGTGAGGTATCTTACAGTACGTGTTAATAAAGTATACCGGTTTTTTACCAGATTTTATAACTTCTTTTACTATCTTTTCTTTTGTAAGTTTGTAAGCCATTACTCATTTGGTCTGGTATCATTTGGAGACTTTTTGTCATTTGACAGCTCAAGAAACTTTTTAAAATTATCTTCTAGTCGTGGCTCTGATGGCTGACCAATTGGATCTAGTTCTTTTAAGTTTCCAACTTTGTAACTCTTTTCGCATATAATCCAGGTTCTAACTTTAGACATATTTTGCAATAACATTTTACAAGGACCCATTGGAGTAAGAGATAACGCCTCGTTGTTTATATTTTGATATTCTT